AGTAATAGTTATGCAATTACAACTACCTTTTGCTTCTAAGGAGCTGGCTAACGGCAAGAAATTGTTTCGCAAAAAGCATGGCTATACTTTTACGTTAAATGCCAGCGGAGAAACAACATACGAGATCACTGTTCCATATGCCGCATGCAAAGTTATGGATATAGATATGCTCTGGTTCCCAGAGGGAGTTACCTGCGACTTTAAAATATTAGACACAGAAGATGGCGACTATTCTGGTGTTCCGAACTATATGTTTAATCAATATGGATTTGATGTTGCTATAGGCAAAGATCATTTTAGTGACAGCTCTCCATATGATGCCGATCTCTATGGTGGCATGAGGATCGTGATGGTTTTCAATAACATATCAGAAACATCAAAAACAGTAGGAGTGAACATCCCGTTTCATGAGGTTGTATGAGCTTCGTAGTCGGAGAGTCCAGGCCACATCATAATAAAATAGGAGCCTCCATTATCATGGCGGCTGAGGGCATAGATCACAGCCACCTATATGTATCGTGGAAGGATCATCTCGGGCTTCGATGGGTTGCCGAGGCGCGAGGCGGAGGCGTTCAGGTTCTATCGAATGTTGAGTTCAAGCTCACCAACAAAATAGTAAATGTTTACAAATACTCGCTGCCAGATCTCGGTCAGGCGGCTGCTATTAAATGGATTTGGGAGAACCTGCCAGCTCATTATGGGTACAAACAAATATATGGGCTTAGCGAAATGAGAGCTCTCAACATGATCGCGCGCCAGGCAGGATCAACAAAAAGATTCTCCAACCGCTTTCGGGATGGCGAGTTCAGCCAGATCTGTTGCGAATTTGCCATCAGGGCAATATGCCATGGCCTATCGATGCCAGTCCCAAAAGATGTAGAGTGCTGGGGTCTGCGCGAAACACGACAATTCAACCTCCTGCACGGCACAATGGTCGGGCCAGATGAGATCTTTCGGATCAACCAGCCGAGACCCATGCCCTAACGCCTAGCGGTGTAATTCTTTTTTTATTTCAAACCTATTGATTTTGTAATCACGGCTGCCGACAATCAGGCGTATGAAGAAAAACGAAATTCGTAAGGCCCAGATCATTCCCCTGTCTTTGCGCGCTGATGTTCAGCCGCAAACGATCAACGAGGAGGAGCGATCTGTAGAGCTTGTTTGGTCAACTGGTGCCAAGGTTCGTCGTGGTGGATTCTTTTCAGATCCATATGATGAAGAACTTTCGATGGATCCTCAACACATTCGCATGGGCCGCATGAATAAAGGCGCGCCACTTCTTAACAGCCACAGCCAGTGGAATTTGCGAGATGTGATTGGCGTTATCGAAAACGCTCGCATCGAAAATGGTGTTGGCAAAGCGAAGGTGAGATTCTCATCTCGCGCTGAGGTTGATCCTATTTTTAAAGATGTAAAAGATGGCATTCTAAGAAATGTCAGTGTTGGCTACAGAGTCTATAAATATAAAGATGTCAGCGGCCCTGAGGATAAGTACAAAACTTATCGCGCTATTGACTGGGAGCCAGCCGAAGTGTCTATTGTTCCAGTTCCAGCAGATGCTGATGCACAAATCAGATCAGCTCCTGGTGTTGAGAAAAACGAAGTTGAAATTGAAGAAAGAAATTTAATAGGAGGAGATTCGATGAAAGAAAATGAACAGCCCACTCCAGCAGCCGCTCAGCCGCCTGTGGACAAAGAGGCAATCCGCAAAGAGGTTCTGGAGACTGAACGAGCTCGCATCTCCAGCATCAAGTCAGCAGTTCGAGCTGCAAAATTAGATGAGAAATTCGCAGATGAGATGATTGATGGCGGAGTCGCTATCGAGAAAGCTCGCGAGATGATCATCGAGAAGCTGGCCAGCAAGACTGAAGAAGTCACTGTTGCCGCAAATGTTCGCGTAGGCGGACAAGATGAGGTTCAAACTCGTCGTGATGGTATGCAAGAGGCTCTTTTGCACCGCACTGATGGGAAGAAATTTGAACTGACAGAAAAGGGTCGCGAGTATCGCCACATGACATTGTTAGAGCTGGCGCGCGAATCTCTTGAGGCTCGCGGTGTTCGCACTCGCGGTTTTTCAAAAATGGAATTGGCTGCTCGTGCATTGCACTCAACCAGCGATTTCAAATTAGTTCTTGAAAATGTTATTAACAAAACTCTCCGCGCTGGCTATGAGTCAGCTCCTCAAACATTCCGTCCATTTGTTCGCGAAGTTCAAGTGGCCGACTTCAAAGAGATCAGCCGAGTACAACTTGGCGATGCTCCGAAGTTGTTGGAAGTAAAAGAGGGTGGAGAATTCAAGCGCGGCACTACGAAAGATTCTGCTGAGAAATATGCGTTGAAAACTTACGGTCGCATCATCGGTGTGACTCGACAAGTTTTGATCAACGATGATCTCGATGCTTTCACTCGCATCCCGCAAATGTTTGGATCATCCGCTGCTCATCTTGAGAGCGATGTTGTGTATGGCATCTTGAATGCAAACGCTGCATTGTCAGATGGCATCGCATTGTTCCACGCATCACACAACAACCTTGGCACAGCAGGCGCTCCTGATGTGACAACATTGACAGAGGCTCGCCGAGCTCTCCGTCAACAAAAAGGATTGAGCGAGTTGACTGAAGATTTACAATTCATCAACATCATGGCTCGATACCTTATTGTTCCTCCGAAATACGAAACAGCTTCTGAGCAGTTGCTCTCTAGCACAATGTTGCCAAACCAAGTCAGCGCAGTTAATCCGTTCGCGGGTAAATTGCAGCTCCTTGTTGAGCCTCGCCTTGAGGTTTCTGGATCTGATCCATGGTATGTTGCTGCAGATCCTGGTCAGGTTGATGTTATCGAGGTTGCTACTCTGCAAGGTCAGGGCAGCGTTTATCTCGAAACAAAAGAAGGTTTCGATGTTGATGGTCTTGAGGTTAAAGCTCGTCACGATTTCGCAGCGAAAGCGATCGACTATCGTGGCTTGTTCAAAAACCCAGGCACAGCATAATAGCGGAGTGATGATGGGAGCGGCATAGGGCCGCTTCTGCGAATTGGATTGAACTTTTAAATTGATGGAGAACGAAACATGAAAAGTTATTTACAGCCTGGCAAGGTGATGGAATATGTAGCTGGCGCGAATATCGCTGCCGGTGATGTTGTTGCGTTCGCATGGGGTTGCGGCGTAGCCGTAGCCGACATCGCGAATGGATCATCAGGTTCATTGAGCGTCTGTGGTGTTTATAGACTGCCAAAAGAGGCAGCTCTAGCAATCGCCCAAGGCGACATTGTGTACTGGGATGATGCGGCCAACGAGGTTGACAAAACGAACACTAACAACAAGCTCGGCTATGCCTTCAAGGCGGCTGGCGCTTCTGACACTCATGTAGAAGTGAAACTTGTTGAGAGCGTAGGCTAAGAGCATTTTCGAATCTCTCTAGCTTGGGCTTTGCGGCCCCTTGACGAGTTTATGATTAGGGGTTCACTTTTGAACCCCTATTTTTTTACTGGGGATGTGCGCGCGTGGGATGGTGGCAGGAACAGACAAAGGAAGTTATGCGGATCTGCCGTGATACGTTCACGACAGATGTTGCCTATGATCCAAAAGTCGGAGCCAACTTCTCAATCAAAGGAATATTCGATGCGGCCTACCAGCAGGTAGAAATACTTGATGGAGCTGCCGTTCAAACAGTGAAACCAGTCGTTGGCGTTCGCCTGGCTGATTTCCCATCGCCTCCTGTTGAGGGAGATCGATGCACGATCAATGGAACATTATATCGAATAGCAGTTGTCGCTCCTGATGGCGAGGCTGGCGCTAGACTGGAGCTCAACAAGTTATGAGCAGCCAGAGAAAACTAATCAGAGATAAAGTTGCAGCCCTGCTCCTGGCGGGTGGAGGCATCTCTGGCATTGGAACAAGAATATTCACAAACCGCATGCGAAAAGTATTCGCCAGCGAGCTCCCCTGCATAGTTATTTATTCCAGAACAGAGTCTGCAGAGATCAATGTTGCTGGCCCTCGCGAGTATAAGCGAACCCTGAAAATGGCCATCGAGATCATCGACAAATACGATGATGTCTCTGAGGACACCCTCGATGATGCCGTGGACGATCGTCTAGATGAGATCGCCGAGGAAGTTGAGCAGCGCCTAATGAGAAACGAAACGCTCGATGGGCTTGCCGCAGACCTGATATTATCGGACACTGAAATTGATTTTAATCCAGAGGGAGAACAGCCAACGGGCGCGGCCAGGCTGACATTCGATGTCGAGTATAATACTCTGGCACCGATCGAACAGTTGGGATTAGATGCATTCGAGCAGGCGCATGTGGAGTACACGTTGCAGCCTGACAACCAGCAGGAGAAAGCAGTTGACGACATTGATCTGCCACAAATTTAATATGAACACGCAGGAGGAATTATGTATTTAGTGAAGCCAGTATCGGGGAAGCGAGTTCGCCATCCAGATACTAAACAAGTCCTTGACGACTCAGGATGCAGGATCGAGTCGGTGAACACATACTGGCATCGACGCGAAAAAGCTGGCGATGTCTCAATCAGCGAGATCTCTGCACAGGCGGCTCCTGCTGCAAGCAAGAAATCTAGCAAATCAGAAGCTGTGGAGGGCTAAGCCATGACAATAAGTTTCAACCAAATCCCTAGCAACATTCGAGTGCCGTTTGTTTATGTCGAGTTCGACAATTCAAACGCCATCCAGGGTGCTAATCTCCAGGTTTACAAAGGCCTGTTGGTTGGTATCAAATCAGCATCTGGAACGGCCGTAGCCGACACTCCCGTCAGCGTCACATCTGCTCAGCAGGCGAAGACGTTGTTCGGAGCAGGATCGATGCTCGCCCATATGTTTGAAAAATGGTTCAAGAACAATCCATCAACTGCGGTTTTTGGTTTGCCTCTTGATGAGAACGCTGCGGGTGTTAAAAACACATGGACGCTGACGTTCACTGGCCCAGCATCTGCTGCTGGCACAGTCAATCTCTACATCGGAGGCCGCCTGATTCAGGCTGCTGTTCTCGCATCTGATTCTGCAACGGCGATCGCCACTGCAGTTGCTGCTGCTGTGAACGCTGATGCAGATGTTGGTGTGACAGCCAGCCCTGCTGCTGGAGTTGTGACTCTGACATATCGCCACAAGGGCGCTGTTGGAAATGAGCTCGATGTTCGCATTAACTATTATGATGGCGAGGCTTTGCCATCAGGAGTTGCTCTCACAATTTTAAACAACTCAATAGGAGCAACAAATCCAGTTTTGACAACTGCGATTTCAAACCTCGGCGAAGAACAGTACCACATCATCGCGTTTGCATTCTCGGATGCTTCATCGCTGACGGCCCTTGAGACAGAGCTTGCAGATCGATGGGGTCCGATCCGACAAAATGAAGGCTTGGCTTTCATTGGTAAGAACGCAGATCACTCTGCGCTCCTTTCTCTCGGAGATTCTCGCAACTCCCCTCACGTTAGCATCTGCTCATCATACAAAGAGCCAACCGCTCCGT